TAAAACCCCTTGCACAAAAAATCCAATCATGTTATACTCGCGCGCACACACACGCACACGCACGCACACGGAAAAAAAAGTGTATAATATATATTCATACATTATATATAATATATATTCTACTACCCATATACGTTACTGTAGTTTTTTGGAAATGTTTTTTTATTTTTATTTTAGTGTATTTTACAACGATTTTTACAAAAAGCAAAAAATTTAGAAAAATCAGTGTATTACGTGTTTATGTGTGATTTAAGATATACAAAATAAAATGCTGTATATTTGGCATTTTCGCACTGTATATCTCTAGGCGTAAACTTGTAATACAGTATTACGACCACAGGCGTAGACTTGTAATACATACATACAACGCTAGGCGTAACTTTGTAATACACAAAATAGCCTAAAATACATCACATTTTTACTGTATTACACCAACAGGCGTAAATCGATACATCAAGGGATTTCGATTTGACGTGACTGGATGTGGTTGTTACTATTGGTTTTGTTGTAGTTTTATTGGTGTTTTGTTAGATAATAGGAGTATAAAAAATGATTACAATATCTAAAATTGATGGCGAAGTTTGGTTGAAAGTCTATGACAAAAGCCGGAACCTTATACACCATGACGGCGACTATAGATCAATTAGCGATGCCATGGTTGCTGCAGCTTATTGGTTAAATTAATAAATTGGAGGAGTTAAACTTATGACACTACGATTAAAGATACCTAAACTAAAACGCCCTGGATCGTCCAGGGCTAAAATAGTACCCGATGCGTTGGAAGTCCACACCAAGCGAGCAGCGTTTTTGTATATTGGTCTTGATTTGGTGGCGATACAATTGGTTAAGGGGCCCGCAGTGTTACCGTTCAAATGGTGCACTGGGATACGTTCCGCCGATATAGTAGCCGATTTTTTAGCGCAATATGGCCACAATGTAAGGGAGGGTAAGGCACAGATAGACGCAGCCATTGAAGCTGGTACGATTTTGGTTAGAAATGCCCGCCCAGGCGCAACACTTACTTTAGAGTACAGAGTACCTGGACATAGCAAAATCTAAAAAACTGGAGGTAAAATAATGATAGCAGATAGCGTAAAAGAAAAAATAGGAATGGGCTGGGAGATCTTGGGCCATTTTTATATTGATAGAGAGGTGGTCCCGGACTTAGACTCTTTCCGGAATACAGTTCCAAGTGGACGTATTGCCAAAATTTCTAATGATGTAACGAGTGGGCCAGCTCAGGTTTGCATTATCGGTTTACCAAGATTATTTACACCGAATGATTATGAGTTTATTCAGATTCTTTCTACTTTGGCCTTTCACATGTTTGAGTTTGAAATGAAATTTGACCGAAAAAGTGTTTCGTTTGTGTCTATAGGAACTGCGGAGGAGTATACGAACGGCGTGTTGCATTGCCAGTGGGCTTCGGATGGTGGGCCGTTTGGCGGGCCGTGGGGTTGCGCGGATTTGCTACTGAAACGGCAAGATTTACCAAAATTTAAAAACAAGGAGACAAAATAATGAATAAACAGCACATGGTTACATTTAGAACAGAAGAAGTAGTGGCACGACTATTTAAAGCGTATTGTAAAGACAAGGGCGTGACGGTCACATGGGCGTTGTCAGCATTCATGGCTATGGTAGTGGCCCAAGTTTATGAAGCTGACACCGAGATTGACACAATTCTGGCTGAAAAGATAGTAGGGGCGACTTGTTATCAGCAGGAATTTATAATATTAATTAGAGACCTAATGGGCGATATGATAACTAAATTAGAGCAAAACGGTGAGAGTAGATAATTTATTTTTTTGGAGGGAAACCTAATGGGAGGGTTGATTCGTGGTTGGGGGTTTAACGATTTACTTTCGCCGCCGCGAACACCAAGCCCAACAGCGTCGGTGAGATTGAATACGAGCGAAAAATCCGCTCCGGTAAAAATAAATAATCAAGTTATCGATGTCCCAAAACGCTTACAAGCTGACGTTTGCAATGCGGTTGACCGTATTCGCAGTAACTGGTTTAACGCATTAAATCTTAAGAAGGAGTTGGTTTTAAACCCAGATATTTTAATTCCACTTTTAAATCATGCAAAATTTTATTGGCATGCTTGGCTTGCCAAACAACCGGAAGAAACTAGCGCATCAGATCGCATTGAAAACGCTTTCATAAACAATAAAAATTTGTCAAAAAAAGAAAGTGAGTGGGTAATGCAAACTATAAGTTATTATAAAAATACTGTTGAAATGGCAGTGTCGCAAAGCAATTCAAACCCAATCCCCCCAATTTGGATGGTTCGTGAAGAACCTGTTAGTGTAGAATGTCAATGTCCTATAATGTAAAAAGCAAAAATAAGGGGATTTAATATGTTAAACTGTTGTTATATTAAAAGATTGTAATTAAGCAGGAGTATTTAAAATGAACAGTGTAAATGGAGCGCAGAGTCAACAGGGCAATCAAAATAATCAGAATCAACAGAACAATCAGAATCAACAGAACAATCAGAATCAACAGAACAATCAGGCTGGTCGGGCAATAACTCCGCCCCCTAGGAGTGCTTTTTGGAGGAGTGATAGCTTTGATAGTGTTGTAAGCCATAATGGGGATCGCGTATTAAGAGAGTAGGCAAACAAGCCTTTACAAGAAAGACTAAGTCGTTTATAGTTAGATTACTTTATCAATATCAATATTAAATCAGGAGAACAGCCAATGACCCGATTACAGCCCAGTGCGGCATTATTAAAAACAACTAAAACTTTTTATGACAATGGGCTTGTAACCATGCCGCTTAAGGGCAAGGTACCCATGGTTAAAAACTGGACGAATTTAGAGCTTCCAGATGCCTTTAACGCCGACTATTACACAACAAGCTCAGCAGGTTGGGTGATTCGTGAGCCTTATATGGTCATAGATGTGGACGTGCGACCCGAGATTAATGGAATGGTTGGCCTACAACGGCTAACTGACGATCTTGGGTTTGATTTTTTAGCAAACGCTGGCGTCACGGTGCGTACACCGACTGGCGGTTTGCATTTGTACTACAAAACCTTCCAGAGCGGCGTTAGCTACAAAAAAAACTTGGCAGCTTACGAAGGGTTGGATTTTTTGAGAGACGGCCACCAAGTGTTGATACCCAACAGTGAAACTGACTCCGGTACGTACAAACTAGACGGCGCGCCGAATAAATTCTCAAATATCGTTGAGATACCGGAGGGCCTACACCTTTTATTAGCTCAAAAAGAGGCCGAGTCGTGTGGTGGCACTGGTTATTTTACTGACCATAAAATGGATAAGATGCTATTGACAGGCTACGTTAAACAGTTGGGTGTGATTGGTGAGGGCGAGCGCAACAATGCCTTGTATAAAATGGCGTGTCGGGGCTACGATCTGGGGTTGTCGCCCGAAGTGGTACTAAGTATTGTGGCGGATGCGGATTGTTTTGTGCCGCCATTGTCTACTAGAGAGATGGCTACCACGCTTGTAAGCGCATTGAGCACTCGGCAAAATGAGATAGGTTCGCATGCTGTTGAGGAAGCACTGAAAGCCCTAGGCCCCATAGATTCTGGCTGTTCTCCGGGCCAAGGGCTTAATGACGTGCTTCCCCAAGAGCAAGCGGACGCTCAGTTTGCTGAGGTATGCCCGTGGCATGATAAGCTACATAAAACTAAACACGGCACCGTGAGTTCTCAGAATTTTTGTGTCCGAAACTGCGCCATATTTTTAAAGAACATGAAAGAATTTAAGGGAAAGTTGGGCTACAATGAGTGGAGCCGTGAGACGGTGTGGCTAGAGCCCTGTAGCTGGCACGCATTTGATAAAGCGGACTGTATGCCCAATGGCATTGCGGTGACGGATGACGATTTATTGTCGATTAAGACGTTGTTTAATGACATGGAGTTTGACCCGTTGGTTAACCAGATTTACCAAGCGGCTCGGACTGTTGGATTTGAAAAGAGTTTTCACCCAGTAAAGAAGTGGTTTAGTGAGTTGCCGGCGTGGGATGGTGTCGAGCGGGTACGCAGTTTGTTCCCAAAATAGTGCAATGCTGAGGACACAGCGTTTAATCGTGAGGTTGGCGAGGTGTTGATGTGTGCGATTGTTAAGCGCATTTATGAGCCGGGGTGCAAGTACGATCACATGGTGGTGTTGGTTGGGCCAGAAGAGCAAGGCAAGTCCACCGCAATTAAGGCCTTGTCGGTGTTTAATAGTTGGTTCACGGATTCTCTGGGCGATATTAACAAGACAGGCGACGCCATCCAGCAAATTAAAGGTAAACTAATTGTGGAAGACTCAGAGCTTAATGCGTTCATGAGCCGATCAAATACGGTGGCGAGTGTTAAGGCGTTTATATCCCGAGAGGTTGACCGAGCACGATTGGCGTATGCGAAGTTGACCGAGGACGTACCCCGCCAGTGTGTGTTTATGGGCACGACAAACGAACACCAATTCTTAAATAGTGTTACCGGTAATCGACGGATATGGCCGGTTGAGGTGTACGACATTGACGTTCCAACGCTTACCAACGACTTACCACAGTTGTATGCTGAGGCCTTGGTCATTTACAAAAAGCGGTACGCTGGGTTAAAAAATGGACTGGTGTTGCAATCGGCAGAAGCGATTGAGCAGGCCAAGAAAGCTCAGAATAGCCGCATTGAAGTGGACGAGCTTGAAAGAGTGATACAAGAATGGTTAAATAAAGGCGTGAGAGATGGTTTCCAGTTGAGTGATGTATGGGACGGTTTAGGTCGAGACATAATACACCTAAGCATTAAGGAACAAAAGCGTCTTGAGCGTGCGTTGTTGAAGTTGCGTTATAAGCGTAGTGAGAATGGTTTTATTAAAATCGGAGGTAAAAAATGATTAATGAGAATAGTACGAAAGAAGAAATCATGGAGGCGGGGAGTAACGGGCTAATCTTAACAGACTGCGATGGAACTGCCTTGCAATATGCTTCAAATGAGTTGCGTGCTGATAAAGAAGTGGTTCTGGAAGCGGTGAAAAAGTATGGGAGTGAGTTGGAGTATGCGAGTGATGAATTGCGTAATGATCGTGATCTGATTGTTCTGGAAGCGATGAAGCAGGATGGGTTGGCGTTAGAGTATGCGAGTGAGGAATTGCGTGGAGATAGAGATGTGATTTTGGTTGCGGTGAAGAAGGAGGGGAGGGTGTTGAAGTATGCGAGTGAGGAATTGCGTGGTGATAAAAAAGTTGTGCTGGCAGCGGTAAAGCAGAACGGATGGGCGTTTAAGTATGCGAGTGAGGAATTACGCGGCGATAAAGAAGTAGTGATGGCAGCGGTAAAGGAGAACGGATGGGCGTTGCAGTATGCGAGTAAGGAATGTCAGGAAGATAGAGAAGTAGTGATTGCAGCGGTGACGGTGAGTCGGAGTGGGTATGCGTTGGAGTATGCTTCAAATGAGTTGCGTGGAGATAAAGAAGTAGTGCTGGCAGCGGTGGAGCAGAATGGGTTTACGTTGATGTATGCAAATGAGGAATTGCGTGGAGATAGAGATGTGGTTCTGGAAGCGGTGAGGCGGGATGGGTTTGCGTTAAAGTATGCGAGTGAGGAACTGAAGGGTGATCGTGAAGTGGTGCTGACAGCGGTGAAACAAGATTGGTTTGCGTTTCGGTATGTTAGTGAGGCATTGAAGTTTGAAATAGTAGAGTGTTGGGCAAATTCGATTGTGAAGGAGACAAAAAATGATTGATATAGTAACTTATTTTCGAGCGGTGTTATTTAGTGTAGCGTATTGGGGGTCGTTAATAGGGGCCCTTTGGTTTGTCATTGCCGGTCCGAATTTAGACGAAAACGATAAAACCCTAGGCGGAGCGTGCTACAACTATTTAATTCGTATAGTACTAGCGGCAGTTTTTTTAGTGGTCTGGTATTACGCCATCACATTTATTTTATTTTTATTCTTTGAAACATTGGAGGCTTTGTAATATGACTGACAATATAAGATCACATAACATTGGTGCGTCGGACTATTCCAAGTACAAAATACAGCCATGGGATATTTGGCTTGAGTACAACCTAAACCCATGGGACGCTGATATTGTTAAGCGTGTATTACGCAACAAACCGGGTGAGCGACGACTGGACTATGAAAAGATTATCCATGTGTGTCAAGAGCGTATCCGGCAAATAGATGACGATTATTATTCAGGGATGGGGGCGCCGACCAAGTGGGTTAAGGATAGCATGAAAAAACAAGTGTCGGAGGATAAAGAAAATGATTAAACCAACTTTAACCTATGATCCATTAACGCAAGAGTATTACTATAAATGTAGTCGAGAAGAGAAGGACATACCAAAACAGTGTCGGATGAAGTGGTCAGCTGGCAACACGGCTTGGAAAACTAAAGACTGGGCATTGGCCATGAGAGCCGCAGAGCTTTCAGGGATTGGGAACAAAATGTTTCAGGATAAACTTTTAAAGCCACCCGCTCGACTCACCCTCCCAGATTTTCTATACGATTACCAGAAAGAAGGCATCCAAACGATTGTGGCTAATAAAAACTTATTGCTGGCGGACGAGCAGGGGCTAGGTAAAACTGTACAAACCATTGAGGCGTTGCGGTACATGGACGTCCGGCAAATTTTAGTATTGTGTCCGGCCTCACTTAAGTATATGTGGCAAGAGCAATTTGACCAGTGGTCGGATAACTTGCTCACCCAAGTAGTGGCCAACGGTAAGTCGGCAATCATAGCTACAAACAATGTGGTCATTGCTAACTACGATCTGGTATCCAAACGCTATATCTATGAGCAATTGCGTGCATGGTCGCCCGATATGGTGATCTATGATGAAGCGCATTATCTCAAAAACCCCACGTCCAAACGGGCAAAGGCCTCGTTTTTATTGGGAGCTAAAGCCAGCCGACGACTGATGCTTACTGGTACCCCTATGCTTAATCGGCCGATAGAGCTTTATAGTATCCTAAGATTTTTAAAACGAGAAGCGGTTGAGCCTTACGACAATTATAAAAAATACGGTTATAAGTTTTGTAACGGTAAAGAGGGCCCGTTTGGTTTTGATGTTAAGGGGGCAAGTTGTACCGATGAATTGAACTACAGACTCAAACGCACCGTGATGCTACGGCGGTTAAAAAAAGATGTGCTTACGGACTTACCAAGCAAGACGATGCAGATTATTCCCATGGAGCAAACCAAGGACACTAAAAAGATAATCAAGCAAGAAGGGCTGTTTGATGTGGCCAAGATTTTAGAAAAGCCGGATGCAAACCTTATCGGCGAGATGGCTACTATTCGGCGAGAGCTTGGGGAGGCCAAGTTACCGCAGAGCATTAGCTATATCAAAGATGTTATGGCAAGTGGTGTTGAAAAAGTGGTGGTGTTTGCATATCACAAGGTAGTATGTGAAGGGTTGTACGAAGCGTTTAAAGACGACGGAGCAGTGCTAGTCTATGGTGGCACGGCGTCAACAGATCGCCAACGCTACGTCGATCGGTTTCAAAAAGACGCCGACACTAAAGTGTTTATCGGCCAGATACAAGCTGCCGGCACTGGGCTTACCCTAACCGCAGCCAGTCACGTTGTGTTTGTAGAAAACAGCTGGGTACCCGGAGAGATGGACCAAGCTGTTGACCGGTGCCACCGGATTGGCCAGAATAATAAAGTGACGGCGCAGGTTCTCGTTGTGAAAGACAGCATCGATCATGTTATAATGAGGTCTATGTTTTTTAAAAAGAGAAGGATTAAGGAGGTTTTAAAATGAACGTATTAAGTTTGTTTGACGGTATGAGTTGCGGACAAATTGCGTTAAACCGGTTAGGAGTAAACGTAGAAAATTATTATGCAAGTGAGATTGACAAGTACGCCATTAAGGTTACTCAGAAAAACTATCCCAACACTATACAGTTGGGCGATATTAAAGATATAAAGGGTGAAGATTTGCCAAAGATTGATTTACTTCTGGCGGGTTCGCCATGTCAAGGGTTCAGTTTTGCAGGAAAGCAGTTAGCCTTTGATGACCCTCGATCGGCTTTATTTTTTGAGTTT